CGTGCAGCACGATCGGCACGCCGCCGAGCATGATTTGAGGTTGTGGCATGGTTAACTCCGGTGAGTGCGGCCGTACTTGCGCGCAGCCAGGCGCAGCTGATCGGCCTGGGTAGAGTCCGCGAACACCTGGTAGGTGTCACCGCCGATGCTGATGTCCAGCGATCCTAGGTTGCGAGGCGACGTATCCAGGCTGGCGACGGTACCGACCATCCCACCATCGGCAAACCGAGGGATCGGGATGCCGCGGTTGAGCATGTCGAGATGCCGCTTGCCAAGCTTGCGCACGGCCGCAGCGTTGATGACGTACTCGCCGTTCGACAGGTAGGCCGGGATGCTGTCGCTGGTACCGGTGCCTGGGCCGCTGATATATCCGCCAGTGGCGAACTTCTGCGGCGCCGGGCCTGGGTCCTGCAGCGTGTACTCATTTTCGAAGTCGTACTGCGCGCCGACCTTGATGATGATTTCGCGCTTGGCCAGGGCATCCAGGGCGGCCTGCACTCGCGCCAATGCCGCCTCGTCCATCTCCACGCTGACGGGCATATCCTTCAGATCAAGCGCCTGCTCTTTGAGCTGTCGCATTTCATCCTTGATCGCTTTGATCTTTTCTTCAGCCCGTCCCTTCTCGATGTCGTTTGCAGCAAGCTCGATGTCGCGCAGCTCGCCAACGAACCCGGCAAACCCGTAGGTATTTGCTCCGGCCGCCTGCAAGTCTTGCAGCATCTTCAGGGCGGCTTGTGCCTTCGCTTGCGCGCCTTCTACGTCACCAGCCTGCAACGCCTGACGTGCACCGACTTTCAGAGCCTGAGCGTCACCGTAGGAGGCCTCGCCGCCAGAGTTCATTCCAGCAATGGCGTCTTGGTAGCGCTTTTCGATGTCCAGGCGAGCATTGCGAACTTTCTCCAGCTCGCTGTTTGCCTTCTTCTCTGCCGAGATCAGCGCTTTTACGCCCTGCTCGGACGCCTTGACCATGCGATCTTGCTGTGTCTTCAGATCAGAGATGTACTGGTTACGCTGGCTGACTTCCTTCTCTCGAGCGGCTTCAGCCTCGGCACTGGCCGCATCAGCAATCGCCTTCATCTCTCGGCTCATGCCGGTCTGCTGCTGGATCAGCTTTTCGCGATACGCTTTCCACTCTGCGAGCGATTTGTTGATTGCATCGTCGCTCATATAAAGGTCGAGCAGGCCAATGCCATTGGCCGCAGCCTCTAGATACTCAATCTCTTTGTTGGCGCGATCAATTTCCGCGACGTTGTTGCTCAGGCTGGCAGCGACATACCCAAGATCCTGGCCGAAGCTGACAAAGCCGGCACCCGCTTTGATTGCGGCCTCAGCAACACGAACGAGAGCTGTAGCCAAAGTAGCAAGATTGTCACGAATCTGCGGGTCAGAAATGGTGTCTCCGATCCGCTCGATTGCCTCAATGAGCGGGCCGGTATCAGCCTGCCCGATGGCCTCGTTCCACTTGTCGGACAGCTCTGTTAAGGCTCCACCAACCGTAGCAGGCAGAGACTTGGCCTCATTGCGCAGGACGCCAAGCTGGCTAACCAGCGCCGAGGTCACCACATCGGCAGTCAGCAACCCTTGCGCGGCCATCTCTTTGAGCGATCCAATCGGCACATTCAGCGAATCAGCCAGCGCCTGCATGAGACGCGGAGCCTGCTCGGCAACGCTGTTGAACTCGTCGCCGCGCAGCGCGCCGGCACCCAGCGCCTGGGCAAACTGAATCACGCCGTTTTCGGCTTCCTGTGCGCTGGCGCCAGAAACTCGAAACGAAGTCGAAACCGCCTCTGTTACGGCCAAAATATCCTTTTGGCTACGCCCAGCCTCTTTCAATGGTCTGCTGATGCGCTGGTACAGCGTTGCCAGAGACTCCAGCGGTGTCTGAGTTGCAGCAGCGATACGCCGCAGCTCAGTCTGCGCGGTATTGAACTCCTCCTGCGATTCGGTCGCCAACTTCAGGCGCGCATTCATCAGGTTGTAGCTGTCGGCAGCGCTGGCGATGCCGCGCACCATCCCTGCGAAAGTGGAGACAGTGAAATAGCCGGCCAGTGCTTTACCAGCCGTAGCCAGCTGCTTGTTCATGCTGTTGAGCTGGCTGTTTACTTCGTCGAACGCCTTCTTCGAGTTGTTCTTGCCGTCGATGACCAGCTGGGTCTTGACCTGGGCCATTTAGGCGAACTCCTTAAGCAAGCGTTTGAAATCTTCGGGCTTGGCATTGGCCGCACGCGCGGCGATCAGCGCGACCCGGTTAGCTGCACGGTCTTCCTGATCGATCGCGGCCAGGAATGTCTCGATCTGCCGCAGGCTGTATTCCTGCACGTCAGCCAAGGCATGGCCGCCGCCAATCAGTCGCTGGACGACGGAGCCCCACTCAGCGCCCTTACCATTGCCGGCAGGGCTTCGCCGAAAAAACTTGAATTGACCCGCACCACCTCGACGAACAGCTGGACGGAGACGGTCGCCGGCAGAAACCACAGCTGCCAGCGCTTGAGGCTGGTCGTTGCCAGCAGCACCTGACGCAGTTCGCGGCTGTGCGTGGCGGCATAGCGGTTGATCTGCTGCACGCTGGCCTGGCTGAACAGCTCTATCAAATTGCCGGCTGCCTTACCGTAGCGCTCGAAGTGCCGCAGTTTTACCGGCAGGATTTGAACTTCACGCCCCATCACTTCAACAGTGACCGGCCGAGGAAACAGTATTTGCAACTCGCTCATGCAAACTCCGGGCAATAAAAAACCCGCCGAAGCGGGTTGGCTCATATATGAAGACTACTTGTCGAACCACGGCTGGACCGGCATCGGCTTATCGGCAAGCTCCGATAGTTTCCGGCCAGCTGTGCTCAATCCATCTCTTGCGGTTTCGAAAAGTCTCTTTGCGCTTTCAGCTTTTTGCTCCGCCTCTCGTACACCGTCCAGAGATTCTAGATAGGACAGTCTTTTCTTTGATCTTGAGAGAATTTTCGCACTAACTCCTAGGGCTGCAATCTTTGCACTCATCGAACTCGAAGAGTCATGCTTTTCCGTTGCAGCATCTAGCTCTGCTTTCATCTCCGCATCTGAAAGCGCCAGATCCGAACGCCCTTGCTGACTGTTAGCGTACGACTCGTACGTCGCATGCCCGGCCTTTGCTACCGAAAGGCCGATTTCGGCCCGCCGCAGATCGGCGAAACTAGAAAGAAAGGAACGAGACGCTCGTATATAGTCAGCTGTCGCAGCCTTTAGGCCTGGCAGTGAAGAATCATCCATCGCCAGAACTTGTGCATTTAGGTCGTCTAAGCTCTGTATTCTTCTGGGAAGCTTTCCAAGAAATTCGGCAGTTGTACGATTAGCCTTTTCGTCCAGAATTTCGGCTACATACCCATTTGCAGCTCGCATGTAACGCCCAGCTTCGTCTATAACTACCTGCTTCCTGTATTCAATCAGGCCGAAGTAACCGCCAGCGACTAGCAGGATAGATAAACTAATTACTCCAGCGACAGCAAGTAATCCGCCTCGCTTTCTTGGCCTCGACATCACCGATGCGGCTGAACCACTAAAACTTGCTCCGCACTTCACGCAGCCATCCGGGCTGCGCTGTATCTCGCTCATGGTCGGCTCATAGCCGCAGTTAGGACACTGCATCAGGTTCTCCTTACCCGTTATACGATCCCTGAATGCTGCGGACGCAACCATTACTCACGTAGAAGTAGGAGGAGCCACCTTTATTCCAGTGATAAGCGTGCTGTGATCCGTTTACGCTTGTGGCAGGTCCCCAAGCACGGGTTGCGTCAGACGCCTTCATTCCAACCACGACCTGATTAGCTATGATCATCGATCGCAAATCAGTGCTTGAGAAATCCCGGCACGGCCCGTTTTCAAGGCTTCTCAGCGCGGCGTCGTAGCGACGGTTTATCTCTCTTACCTTGCGCCCGCGCTCTTCAACCTCTAGCCACTCCTCAGACGGGGAGAAACTGCCCCCTATTCGGTTGTCCTTCACCGTGACAGGCTCAGCGTCTACAGCGCACGGACGATCCGAAAAAGCGGTTTTCCCGTCTGCCCCAACACACCTGAACACTTGAGCAGCGCCGGCGCCGGAGATAACGGCGGTACACGCCACAGCCAATAACAGCCTGAACATAAGGCTCCCTCCCCATAGGAGAGAGGAATCTACCACGGCGCCAGCACAGAAACCCAGCGCTTGGCTGGGTTCGGATCTGTCTAACTATCTAGCTTGCGGCCTGCATGGCGTAACCGCCTCCCGCCCCGCGCTGACTGTAGATGCGATAAATCTCATCGCGGCGCTCGTCCAGGGTGCGGAAGCCCATGCCAATCTCTGAAAAGTGCTCATTGAAATTCGAGAGCGGCCTTGAATCTGTCATTCGCGCGATGGCGTAGATTCCAGACTTCATCGCCCACTCCATGGCGAAGTGGTAGTGACTCATCATCAGATAGAGCGCCTGCACTTCACGCTCCGACAGCTGCATGCCTTTCGCCTGGCTGCTTTCGAGCCATTCACCCTCAAGTACGTATGCCGCGATGTACTGGCAGGCTGCGTCCAGCTTTTCGGCAGGGATCAGCTCGGTGCGCGGCACGTTAAAGCGAGTGTGCAGCACCGAGTGCATACGGTGGCGCGCCTGGCGCTGAACTCCGACTGGAAGCACCGACACCTTCTGGCTGATGACACCCCCAATAAGGTTGGCGCCCGACACGCCGATCACGTCATTCACCAGCGTTGCCATCTTTCCGCTGTCGTCGGAGTAACGGCCGTGCTTGCGGATGGCCGGGAGCACTTCTGCGGTCACCCACTTTTTGAAGCGCTTGGCTTCGGCTTTCCTGCTGCGAAGGATCAGCGAGTAAAGACCTGACTCATTGATCAGAACAGGCTTTCTTCCCGAACCCGAATACTGTTCGTGTTCGCGCTTCTCTTCATCATCAAGCCCGATCAACGCCTTGTTCGTGTCCATCAGCGCCAGTGCGGTACAAACGTCCTTCGCGAAAAACCATGGCTGATCGTCATCCAGCAAAGCGCGGACGGGTTGAGCGCCGAAGCTGAACGGGATTACATTGCCTGATGCTGTGTTAAACTTGTCCATGTGAATATCCTTGCCAGTGTGTTCACGTTGTACGAAGCCTCAGGTGTTCCAGCACTTGGGGCTTCCTTGTTTCTGCCTACCGCTATTCGACCAGGTAGCTTCCACGCAGCTTGCTCATATGAGTTCGCCCGTGCGGTATCGCTCCACTGCCATCGACAACCGCAACGGAATACTTGCCTTCGAGCGCCGGATAAACCCGCGTCTCTAGCCAGCCCGTAACCGACGTGTTGCCTGCAGCTTTGCGCTCGTACCCGTAATCCTGAACGAGATCCCGTGGATTTCCTCGGACAACGATACGAACCTGCTCGACCTCAAACACGAGGTCTTCGAATGTTGATATCGATATATTTTGCGTCATCACTCCCCTCCATGTGGGCGCCAGTACCGGCGCTGAGGGGAAATATAGACCCAAGCAGAAACACTAGCAAGGAGTTATTAGGCAGTTAATATGTTTTTCATGTGATTTTCATATGAAACGCCGCCACGGCGCACGCGCCAAAGCCCACCGATCCGATGGGCTTGGACTCGGGCGCTTAGGAGATAGTGTCCATCTCGATCTTGAAGAACTGGGACAGGCCGGCACCTGTGATGTCAGTGTCGATTAGCACTTCTCCGGTGATCTCTAGCGCGGCGAACTCATCACCGATGAAACCCAAGCCCTGCGCCGCGCCGATCTTCGCTCGATGCACGGTCACGGTCACGGTCTTGCCGGTTGCAGCTTCGTTAATGCCAGCGAAAACCATCTGGAAGGTCTGCGCACCAGTGGTCAGCGCCTCGATGGTGGCCACGTTGTCCACAACCGTCGAAGTACCGAACAACACCATCGCCAGGTTTTCGGGGCTCAGGTCATGCAGGGTTGCGGTGAATTCAACCGACTCAACGCGGTTCACCTGCGCATAGGTGCCGCCGCCGCCTGTCCGGTAGTTCGGCAAACGAATGATGTTCTCGTTGATGTTGAAGTTGAGCGCGGACACGTTGCCCACGTCGACGGCGGGGCCGCCTGCCTCCGGCGTCAGGCTGACAATGCCCTTGCCCATGTATGCATAGTTGGCCATGCGAGTTTTCTCCGGGTGAAAAAAAACCCGCTCGATGGCGGGTTGATGGTTTGGTGTTCTGGTCAGTACTTTTCGACGTACCGGATGGTTATCGAGCTGGTTACGCTGCGCGTCGTGCTGCCCTCTATATCCGGTTCGTACTCGGCGGCCTCTTCAAAAGGCCATCCGCTCTTAAGTGGACGAACATGCGGGAGCTGGCCCGTGCCAAGCGTCTTGAGAATGTCGTGGTGCAGCAGCTGCAGATCCTGTAGCGATGCAGACCTTGGCATAACTCCCTCGATCTCGTAGCGAGCCGCTCGGGAGGCGGTTGTCCCTACCGTCTCCTCAATCTCGTCGCTTGCTATACGAGCCAGGATGTATGGCATCGGCGCCTTGTCCGGCTTGCGCTCACCAAAGCCATAAACACGCTCGACTTTGGTGTGATAGTCATTGGCCGGGCTGATAGCCTCAAGGCGCCTCAGAATCTCATCAGAGAGCTCTGTACCTCTTGTCATCGCGCCCCCTTGGCGATCTCTTGCCTGATCCGCTTCTCGAACTCCTGCTGCAGGAAGATGTTCGTCCATCGGATCGTTTGGTTGTCTGTGAGCTGCTTGAACCAGTACGCCACGGATGGGCCGAGCGCTGGCGATAAGAATCCTTTCGGCGCGCCGCGCACCTTGATGCGAGTGCTCCAAGGCATTCGGCTGAAACTGGACGGGTTGACGAAGCCTGCAGCTACCTTGTGCCCTTTCGGGCCCTTGACCCAGATACGGGCTCGAGTCGCACTGATCTTGCTGTAGCCCCATCCGAGATAACGGGTTACTGGAACGCCTGAGCTAGACGGAATGATCCGGGCGTTGGTGAGCCGTCCGCGTGCCCGCTTGACGCGCAGCGCTCGACGACTGAAGACAGGCATCAGCGAACCGCGTAGAGGGTTCACGTAGCGCACGGTACGGGCCTTGTTCGCTGTCGTATTCAGCGCGCCCCGAAGCACAGGATCAATTTTTCGACTCACCTCGGCGAGCCTTGCCTGGGCCATTTCGATGCCGGACACCTTGATTGATACCTGCATCAGACCCTCTCCAGCCAGAGGCCTCGAACGACACCGTCGTCCGTCTCATCGGCATAAGCAATCACGGAGTACCGCGCGCCATCGATGAGCAGTTGGTCGTCGACTTGAGGCCGGCCAACCTCAATCAGGGCAACCTCAGCCTTGGTTCGGTAATCGGTCACCTGCCCCATTTCATCGCGATACGGCGCTTCGTGAGTTATGTGAACCCGACACGGAACCGGGATTCCGTCCTGCGGGCGGTACTCGCCAGCAAGGCCTACCAACTCGCTACAGGTGATAACGGCCTCGGCGCGATCACCCGCAACGTCTCGCACGCTATCGATCAGCAGCAGCCTGCCACCTGCGCGGAGATATCGTCCGATCTGCAGGCGATCATCCCACCATGCCCGCACTTCCACCTTTCCAGGATTGCGCAAACCGGATGGCGCCCGAACGTCGCCGGCGTCCTTGGCCCTGATGCCGATCCAGAACCAATCCACGACACATTGGCGCGCATCCGCGTCCAGCCTCAGCAGATCAGCCGGCGTATCAAGTCGGCCAGCTCTCATACCCCAAGCCCCACGCGAAAGAAGTGCAGCATGTTCTCTGCCTTCGGGATCTTGGTGTAGGTAGCTCCTACGACAGCTTCCTCGCGGTTTGCGTACAGCTCTGCAGCGATGATCAGGATCGCCAGCCGCACGCTGTGCGGAACGTCGACCGCATCGCCATCATCGTCTGCCCATGGGATCGGGCGCCCGATGAACTGGCTGGCATGGTCAATTGCCGCGTCCAGCTTCATCTGCAGGTCGTCATCTTCCTGCGTGTGCCGAATACGCAGGTGCGTTTTCAGGTCTGCGAGAGTCGGCATAGGCATGGGATGACTCCTTACTTGTCGCCGTCAGGCTTCGTGGTGCTTGCCACGCGCTGAGCAATCAGGGCGTCGGCGTGTCGCTTCGGGACCGTATAACCTGGCCCTCCGCGACGTTTGATCTCGCCGGCATCCATGTAGGAGCGCAGCGGGTAGATGGTGACCTCCGCAGGGTTTGTCTCGGAGCTTGCAACGGCTTCAACCGTTTCACTGGAAGAGTCAGCCACAGACGCGGCTTTTCTTGGGCGAGCCATAAATCATCCTCCTGAAAGGCGCCCCAAGCGGGGCGCCTATGGTGGCTTACGGAGTGACGGTCAGAGCACCGGTCACGAAGGCCTCCGGGCGATACACAGCGAACGCCAGGCGCTCTTCGGCGCGGATGGTCACCATGTTGTTCTCGAAGTCCTTGTCGTTCTCGGTAGAGATCAGGATCTCGACGTCCATGCGGTCGAAGATCTGAGCGCCGAGGCGGAACGCACCGGTCAGGAACTCGTCCTGCTGCATGGCCTGGGTAGCCACGACCGGACGATTCCAAAGACGGGCGGCGGTGCCTTCCTGCGGCTGGCCGACGATGTAACGACCTTCACCGTCCTTGGTCAGCTCGATTGCAGCCCAGTCGATCGGGTTGAGGACGATGCCGTCAGCCGGGAACTCGGACAGTTCAGCTTGCAGCAGTGCCAGGCGCAGGCGGTCGATGCGCTGCTCGCCAGTCACCACGATTCCGCCAGGAGCGGCATAGGTTTCTGCCAGGGTCATCAGGCCCTGCAGGTTGGCGCCAGTGCCGTTTCCGTACAGGAGCTGCTGCTCTTCTACGGTTAGCAGGCCGTAGCGAGCGCGAGCATCGATGTAGCTCTGCAGCGCGGACGAGTCGTCGAGGATCTGGCGGCTTGCCTTGAACAGGTGGGCCAGGGTGCGAACCGGCGCGTTGACCAGCTCGAATACCAGATCCGAGTACGGCTTAGCGCCACCTTCAGCCACCGCGGCGGCGTTGTTGGTGAAGCCGGTTTCGCGGACGTACTCGATGGCGTTGCTATCGGTGGTCCCGGGCGCGATCAGGTCGCGGATCGTCAGACGACGCTCCGGCGGCATGATGATTTCCGGGCGACGGTCAGCGCCGACCAGGGCGCCACCAGAAGCCGGGGCGGAGGTGATGGCTGCGCGCGGAACGGACACGCGACGGGAGCCGCGGAAGGATGCGTTGACGCCTTCCATCTGGTCGCTGCCGACTACCAGCTCGCCGGCAGACTTCTGCCGCTCGCTTTGGTTGCGGCCGCCATTGCTGGCGTTGACCAGCTTCTGCTCGGCTTCCTGCAGGCGCGCAGAGAGCTCGCCCTGCTTGCTGAGCAGTTCGTCCACCTTCACGCGGGTTTCAGCGTGCATTTCGCCAGTGCGGGCGATTTCCTTCTGGGTGGCTTCGGCTTGTGCCTTGATCTGGTCACCGATGCCTTTCAGGCTGGAGTTGAGTTCTTTTACCTGGGCTTCAAAGTCCATGGTCAGTTACCTTTCAGAGTTTGGAGAAGAGTGGTTGCCGCGCTCAGTGACGCGGTGAGGTCAGGCGCGACAGCGTTCTGCTTGTCGGTCGGAGCAGCGTTATGCGTGCTCCCGCCAGCAGCGCGAGGCGTACTGGACTTGAAACTGGCGAAGAGTTCGCGCCGCTCGGACCTCGGCATCCCGGCCTTCGCCAAGGCCACGTCCATCGCTTTCAGCGCGCTGTTCTGCCGGCTCTCTTCGGTATCGCGCTCAGCAACCTCGTCGGCAGAAAGCAGCCCGGTAGCCAAGCCAAGCTCGACGGCGCGCTTGCCGCGGATGAACGTCTCGTCATCCATCATCTCGGCCATGTCCGCTACTGGCTGCCCGCTCGTTTCGGCGTACAGGTCGGCCATGGCAGCGTCGAACTCCTGCATGTCGTCGGCGACGTCGCGCAGGTAGTGGCGGTTTCCGGCGAGCACCGTCCAGCAGTTGTGGATCATCAGGAAGGCGCTGCTAGCGACCTGCCGCTCAGATCCGGCGAGATAGATAATCGAGGCGGCACTTGCCGCCATGCCGAGCACCTTTGTGGTCACCCTGTGGCTGTGCTCGCGCAGGCGGTTGTAGATGGCGATTCCCTCGAACATGTCGCCGCCCGGGGAGTTGATATAAACGGTGACATCTCGCTCGCCGATAGCGCGCAAGGCGGCGTCAATCCGATTCACGGTGACGCCATCGCCGTACCAGTCCTCACCGATCACGCCATAGATGGTGATGGTGTCAGAGGTGCTTTCTACTGCGGCCTGGATAGCCGGATTCCACTTTTCGAGCGCACGCGGGCTCAGCTCGCTGCGAAGGCCGCGAGCCTGGATTTTGAGTTGCATGGATTACTCCTTGGGGAGATCGGCGGTTAGCCAGTTCTGCAGGGCTGCGCGTGCGGCCTGGCCGTCGCTGGATTGCCCCAGTGCGTCAAGTGGTGCAAGGTTTGTCTGCGCCGTCAGCACGTCGGCATTCCCACCGCGGCGCGGCAGGTTTTCGCGGACGCGGCAATCGTCGCGGGTGTAGATGCCGTTCTGGACCATCGTGCTGTAGAACGAAGCGCGCGCCGCGCTATCAGCACGCAACAAGCCTTCCAGGGCGAACTCCGCGTAGTGCGTAAGCCTCTCACCTGGCGACATCAGTTGCTTGAGTACGGCCTTCTCGATGCGGCGCAACCAGGTACTTAGGGAGAACGTCAGGAAGCCGATGACCTGTTGCTCAAGGCCAGATCCCCAGCTGGTGTTCTTCTCGGTGTGCCCGACCATCCAAGGCGGAACACGGAAGAACCGGCAAACCTCCTCGACGCTCCAGCTTCTCGTCTCAAGCAGTTGCGCGTCGGCCGGATTGATGCCAATCGACTCCGGCGTCACCCCAGCCTCAAGGACAGGGGACTTGCCGGCGTTCATGGCGCCGCTCACCGTCTCTACGTATTTGCGGAACTCGTCGCGCTGCTCAGACTTCAGTACCCGGTCAACCTTGAAGGCTACCGTCGGCATCATTCCGTTCTTGAAGGTCCCGTTCGCTGCATCGTCGGCCGAAATTGCCGATCCGATGATGTCGGCGCCATAGCTGATCGGGGACAGCCCGATTCGACCGTCAAGCGAGAACGCCGGGATATGAAGAACTTCGCTGGATTGAAGCTCCCGCTCTCCATCGCTGAAGCTGTAGAAGTAGCGGATGCTCCCGTTCTCGGTGACTAACCGCATACGGTGCGGGAGCAAGAAGCTCAGCGCGACCACCCGGCCAGCAGAACGATGTATCTGCGCAAAGGCATTTCCGCGCAGAAGCATGCTCGCGAGCATCGCCTCCCAGAACTGCACCGGGCTCATGTGCTCGTTAGGCGAAACCGCTAATACGCTGTAGAGCGGGTGACTGGTGTCCATCTCACGACTACCGTCTGGAATGCGACGGTACAGGCCAAGCGGAAGCGTTGCGATCGTTTCAGCGATCAATCGAACGCAAGCCCACACCGCTGAGACCCGCATTGCAGTATCAACGCTTACGCTTTTTCCTGAACTTGACTGCCCACCGACGAACTGCCCCCAGAATGCCCCGTCAGATAGCCGAATCGTCTTGCCGAGCCATTCACTCAGCCCAGCCGATGGCCTGCTAGCAGACCTAGAAATGGTCCGCAGAAGGGACTTATTCATCTGTCATCCCTCTTCGGATAAATCCAGCAATGCAGAACATGGAGCAAGATCCGGCGATCAGCGCCCACGCGGTGCCGGCCAGCATCCAGACCCCCGCGCACAGCAGGCCGAAGCCAGCCAGCGATGCCAGCAGAAATGCAGTCAGTGCGCTCATGCGATCAGTGGGTCCCGTATTGCGTTCATGAAATCGTCGTCATCCGCTTCTTCGGTTTCGACGGTTGATACCCCGATCGCCATCAACAGCGCTGCCATGTCGTCGATCTTGTCGGCGCTGCGCTTCTTGTCCGGAGCCATGTTCAAGTTGTCGTCGCGCCTGGCAATCAGGTTGGAAGCGCACCAGTTCAGAATCTGGTCTCCGCCGTGAGCAAGATTCCCGGAGATGTAGGCGCGCTCTAGCGTCTGCATAGCAGGGTGATAGGAACGCGGCCCCTGGATGAACTCGACCATTGGCAGTTCAGCCTCGACCAGCCGGTTAACCAGGTCGCTTGCGTTCCATCGGTCATAGGCAATTAGCTGGACGTTGAAGTCCTGGCAGATTGCGCAAACGTCTTTCTCGATTACGCCATAGTCGGTGACGTTGCCCTCTGTCTGCTTGAGCAGACCGGATTCGACCCACGACTGATACGGAACAGTACCCCGCTCAGTTCGGTAGGCGACTGCGCTTTCCGGAGCCCAGCGCCAGCCGTAGGTGTAATAAACCCCGTCAACTAGCCAGACCAAGCGGAAGGAGCACATGTCCGCGGTGCTGGCCAGGTCAAGGCCGCCCCAGCACGGATATCCACGTAGCCATTCAAGGTCGACTGGCCCGCCGCACGCTTGCCATTTGGTCAGGTCGATCCAACCATCCGCGGTGGATGCTGGCCGATTGAGTCGCTTGATGCGGAACTCAGCCAGTTTCGACGGCATCTGCTTGGCCTCAACAGCCTCTTTGCGGATCGCCGCCATCAGGTGCGGATTCACGTCCATCAGAGGATTGGCTTTGATCCAGACCTTTTCGTCAAATTCTTCATCCGCCTTGATGCCTGCCGACTTGTCTTCCTCGTCAACTGCGTAGAACACCACGAGGAAGTGATCAGCAGTGGTGCCGAACAGGCCAGACAGCAACTTCTTGGCGAACATCCGAAGCTCTGCCCAAGGGCCAGGGTTCGTATAACCCTCGGTCGTCGTATAGAGCCAGAGCGGGTTGCTGCGTGCACCTGCGGCCGACGTCAGAACGTTGAGCAGATCGGCGCTCTTGTGGGCGTGAATCTCGTCTAGGCCAACATGCGAAGGGTTCAGACCATCTTGAGTAGAAGCCTTGGCATGGATCGGCTTGAAGGTTGCGCCAGTCTCGGCTCGACTAATTGCCTTTGCCCAAACCTCGAGGCCAAATGCTTCCCGCAGGTCTGCGGTCTTCTCAACCATCCGCTTTGCGGTGTTGAAGATGATCGACGCTTGCGGAAAGGTAGTTGCAGCACTGATTACCTGTGCGCCCTCTTCCGGCTCGCAGCACTGGCAGTACAGGAGAATCCCGGATGAAAGCGTGGACTTCGCGTTCTTCCGAGCAACAGCAAACAAAGCCGATGTGAAGCGGCGCGGCCGGAAGTAACCCCAGCCCTCTATTTCGGCCCCTTCACGTTTTCGAAATCCGAACAACTGCACCACGAAGAAGACGTGCGACGGGTGCATCACGATCTCTGGCTTGTCCCACTTCCCTTCGACGTGCGGAAGCTTCTCAATGAAGTCGCATGGGTCGTTCGCGTGCCATGGATCGAAGATGAACGGGCAGTCTTTGCGCTTGGCACGTTTCAGATCATCGAGGAACCGCTGAGCGGCCTGACGGATCAGCTTGCCGTGCTTCTTGCGCTTCTTGTCAGCAATCGCGCCCTTAGCGTAGTCGGTCGCGATCTTCACGTAATCGCGACCGTTTGCCATATCGCTATGCCTTCTGTGGTCGTCCGTTGGACGCGAACTTGTTTCCCGCCGGCTTCTCTCCACCAGAAGCCACTTTGCGGCGGCTGGCCGGGGTCATACCAAACTCAGAGAACAGCGCTTTAAGCGCCGTATCTTCCGCGGCGGTCATCTCCATCCCTGCCTTGGCCTTCATACGGAACCGCTGCCAGGAAAAACACAGCTGCTCCAGAGAGAACAGGTCGACAACCTGGAGGACGCGCGCGGCGACCAATTGCGGCCCTAGGCGATTCCACATCTCAGCGCCGTCAGGGTTCAGGTGAATTGGCGCCTCGGGAAATTCTTCGATCAAATCGTATTCAGGGGCGTCCGGCACTTCGCGATCCGGTCGGCTTGTGCCCTGCAGGACCTTGAGGTGCGGAGCGGTTGGCTTACGGGCCATGTCGCTACCTCAAATTTTCGAATGTGAATTTTGACGGTGTGAAAATTTGGCCCCCCCCGTCGTTCGGGAACCGATTTTTGTCAGACTTTCAACCCGCCCTACCCCACCCTACCCCCGACTGCTGGAATACGCCTTTAGGCCTACGCGCTCGCCGATTCGGTTATGGCAGGGCCGACACAGGGCCCTGAGGTTATCCCAGTCAAGCCCAAGCTCCGGGTGAGTCTTGTATGGCTTGATGTGGTCGGTGATGTCGCTTGCTGCGCCATTGCAGCACTCACACACAGGATGATGCTTTCGGTAGTAGGCGCTCAGCTTCTTCCAGCGCTCAGTCTTGTAGAAGCTGTCTGACTCATCCCGTCGCTGGTTGTACTCGCGATGTACGTCCTTGCGGTCTTCAGCCCTACGCCGGCCCGCCTCTACCTTATGGATCCGGCAGCGATGTGAGCCCGGCACTGAGGGCTTCTTGCATCCTGGCTCCATGCATAGGCGAGAAGGACGGACAGGCATCAGTGCGCTTTCCCCTTCCACTCTCGCCTAGCCCACTTCCACGCTTCCATCCCCACCATCAGGCATACGCATAGAGCGATGCGAAGTAGCAGGAGGATGGCGTGTAGGCGTCTCACTTCTGCTCTCCAGTCACCTTCGGCTGCGACACCACACGGGCGATAGCCATAGCCACGCCGAGGACCATGTTCACGCTGGCCCATGCCACTGGGTTGATGTGGCCCTCGAACGCTACCCATGCACCGGCTGCTGCGTTGAGCACTGCGGTGAGGATGGCGAGCTGCACACTGGTCAGACGCCAGCACTTGCGCCATTCGGGGATCAGGTTCATGAAATCACCGCTCGCAGGATGTGAGGCCCAACCATATTGATAACGGCAATGATTGCCCCTGCAGCCCCAAGGCCGTACATGACCTTGATACCCATCCCCTTTACGTCAGAGGACAGGGTTTCGAGCAGCTTGGACTGGTTCTGCGCGATCAGCTCCAGGCGGTCGACCCGCTGGGGTATGGTCTCGTGCTTCTGCTCGTAGTGATCCAGGCGCCACAGGGCGAGACGCATGTTCTGCTCCAGCGCACCCAGGCGCTCGGCCTGATTGCGGCCGGCATCGGAGTGGGTGTCGGGCATAGGTTCGTCTCGTTGGTGATTGGTCCGGCCTCACATGCGCGTGCGATCCGCTCGGGGCAAGGAGGCAGGCATGGGGCCGGAAGAGGGTCGGGCTTAGCCCTGTTCGTGCAGGCGCTGGCGGAGCAAGTAGCCTTCCAGCAGCCAAATCTTGTTGCGCGCGTTGTCGCGGGCGATCTTCCGGCCGATCTCGGCGTTGAAGTTCTCCGGCGAGGCGCATGCACTCTCACCTGTCACGGTGAATCCGTTCTTCAGGATCAAGACGCAGAAGGTCAGGAGGTCCAACTGCACTGGCGGTTCGATCGTTCCGCCCTCCTCGACGCTCAGCGCTGCCGCCCCGGCGTAACCGTCGCCAGCAGTGAAGTAGTGCTCGCTGGCAATCACCGAATCGATCAGGGCTGGCGTCAATCGCGGCGCATTCAGGCCTTTGGCTTGGATCTCTTGCTCGAGTGCTGCTTCATTGGTTGGCATCGCGTCTTCCTCTAGTGGGTGCGATAACAAAAAAGCCCCGCACAAGGCGAGGCCGAAAGGTGTAGAGCCCGATTCCCCGCACGTCTACGGGGCGATACCTGTTATCAGGTCGCGCAGTGTGCTGCGTGTGGCGCGTAGCCGATCGCAAGCAGGCCGGGGATTGGGTTGGGCGCATGGTGGCGAGCCATTCAAACGGCCTTTAGCGCCCGAAACTGGTATTTGATTGCCGACTGAAGCGCGGATTGGCTTTCGAATCGGCATAAAAAAACCGACACAGCGGTCGGCAGGAACAAAAAAGCCCCGGCATTTCTGCTGGGGCTTTCCGTAACTCTAACTGGCGTTTTGAAGGGCTAAGTTTACGAGGCCGAACCCAACAAGCGCCAAACTAAACCGTAGGATGTCTAGCAATACCTTAAACGCGTAGGGCTGTCGCCAAACAAACCCCTACGCATAACTCAACCCGAACACGAATTGAGAGAGCCGAAACGCTCAGGGCGAGCATTTACAGCATGGGGAAATCATGCAGCTAGCCGCACGGGAAGTCAAGGACTTTTTCTCACTCATTCACGCCGCCTCTTTCCACTGGTACAGCAGGCCAGAAACCGGTGCCAGAGCGGCCTTGTCCATGTCATTGCAGGCCTGGAAGAACGCATCGATATGTGACTCCCACTCACGGGTCCAGTTCTCACTGCAGAGGCGCACGCCGTACTCGTCGAAGAGCCAGGCGCGGAAGGTCTCAGGGGTCGGCAGCGGGTCAGGCGTCGAGCTCTGCCCTCCCTGATGCTGGCGGCGGTAACGGTAGAGCACGCCCTTGGCGACGTACTGCGCCTTCTCGCGCTTGGCTTCGGTCATGCGCGGCAGCTTGGCGGCGGCCATGGCGAACACCAGCTCCTCCGCGATCTCACGATGATCGTCGTCGGCCAGTGGTGAGTACATCCAGTGGCCGAAACACTGCAGGCTGGCCGGCAGCGTACCGATCACCGACTGGACCATTCCGCACAGCGCCTGATCGAGCGCCACGTCGGTGCGTCGGTCCTTCTCGGTCTTCTGGATGCTGGCCTGCAGCATTCCCACCTCCAAGGCATAGGAAGTGGTCGATTCCCGGCGCTGGTAGTAGGCGTCATGCCAGAGTTGACGCGCGCTGTTCATCTTCATATCGCTCTCCCCTTAGACCGAATACACAGCGCGGCGCTTGAGTGCTTCAGCACCCGGCACGGCCTTGTCGATGATGTCTTTCACTTCTTCGGCGCTGATCGTGATCCGACCCTTCTCGCCGTACGTCTTCGAGCGCAGTACACAGGTCAGGCACGCGCGTGACCGCCAGCCGCCGTCATGGGCGTACTTGTCACCCGGCGCTAGCTGGTTCCACGACTCGACGGTTACGCCGGGATGTTCCTTGCTCTGCATGCGGTGGTGGATGTGGCCGATATCGATGTAGCGATAGGTCGACTCTCCCCAGTCCTTCGCGAAGTCGGTCGCCATGACGTGCGCGAGCTGCGCAGGCCGGCACTTGTCAGAGTGGTGGCACATCACGAAGGTATTGCCCATCCGGTAGGGAATGAACACGGAGGAGTTGTCAAGCACATGCAGGCGTTCGTTGCTGTGGTAGACGTGGCGCAGGAATACCCGCATCCAGACGTCATTCGAGCGGGAGTGGTTGCCCTGGTTGACGATGACGTCGACGAACTGGAACTTCGATAGAGCCTTGTCGACGATGGATCGCATGATGCGGGCCGCGGTGTCGATCATCTTCGGGTAGCGCGAGTCATAGTCGAAGTCGTGGCCGGACTCGCTCTTGGCGGTGAAGTCCTGGTAATGGGTCAGGTCGCCCATGTCCTGAATCACGCAGCGCTCACAGTCCGGCGCGCGATCGATAAGGCGGTGCATGGCGGTAACCAGCTCGCGCTCGGCGATCTTCAGGTCGAAGTTGTGGCCCACCTCGTCAGCGTGGGCCAGCATCCCAACGTGGCCGTCACCGATCTGGAACCATGGGATCACGTCGGTATCAAGATCCGTGGACGGCGGCGCGATAACCGGCACCGGCGCAGCTTCGAGGAAAGACGAGACGTAGCGCTCGATGGTCTGAGCCAGCATCGCCTGGTCTACGGTCGTTTTGTGCCATTCCAGAACCGGCTGCTCTTCTCCGCGCTTGAACAGCATGGAGGTGCCGCGCAGGCGAAGTGGCTCAGGAACCGGTCGCGCCAGGTTGTGCTCTGGGTTGTAGCCCTGCAGCGTGGCCTTAGCCCGAACCGCCTTGATGCCCTTGTGCACGGCGTTGAAGTGGATGCCGAGGGAGCTGGCCGCTTTCCTGATGCTCCCCTCGCGCCAGTAGTGCTCCAGATACTCCGCCTGCCGGTCGGTTGCGTAAGCCAATAGTCTCTCGTCGCGTGCGGCCATCAGGCTGCCTCCCCTTTAGCCCCAAAACGGGCGATCAAAATGGCGTCGGCCACCGCTTGGCCTTTAAGGCTCTCGGCGTTGACCCTGTATTGCATTTCTTCCCGATCGAACAGCAGGACTCCGGCCTCTATTAGGGCCTCGACGCATTTATTCAGGGATCCGTGCGCCAGGAAGTGCTCACGGTCGTCCTTGCATAGAACAAGGTTCTCTGGCCGGTTATCGCTCTTGATGCAGTTGATGTGGTGAACGCGCTCTTCCGGCGACAGGTACCGGCCCAGCATCGACTCCATTACAAGCCGATGTTCGGGAACAAAGCCCTTTTTGGCTGCCGGATGATTCCCGCACTTCACAAGAATGTGGCTGTCTGCTGTGCGCCCACGCTTGTTCTTCTTCGATCCATCTGGAGCGGCAAACGCCAAAGCCCTGCACTTCGCCGAGCAGAAAAATCGCGACTGCGTTTTCTTGTTGTTCCGGTCCACTAGGTGCTCAGCCGAGCAGACGGAGCATGGCATCTCGTCGTAGTAGCGGTTGGCGCAGCGCTGCCTGTCCTGCTTATCACGTCGCTCGAACGGCTTTCTCAGCGAGCCATCAGCGCGCCGGATGTAGCCTGGATATTTCGTTGAGTACCGCTCTCCAGCCTGCAATCTCACCCCAGCAGTGTTGGTCATTCAAAACTCCTCAATTGCCCAGCCGCCGCCCGCCTTTTTGGTCTTGGCGGTTACGGCGATGATGCGGAACGGGTACTGGTCGGCGGCGATCTTGGTCTTTGCTCGAGCGTCGTCCTGCCAGTAGCCCTTGACCTCGTGCAGCTCCATCGAGCCATCGGCGAGCATCACGGCGAAGTCGGGCGTGTAGAACGTCTTGTCAGCCAGGCGCAGCTTGATTCCCTCGAAGCGATACCAAGCGATCTCGCCGGCGAACTTGCGGGCCTCTAGGTGTTGGCGGTATGCCTCCTCGGTCTTATTGAGCTGGCCGACCGGGAGGCGCCCCAGGGCTTGCATGCGTCTGGCTGCGGTCATCTATTCCCCCTCGCCTTCAGTGCTGCCACAACCGCAGGACGCGCACTCTCCGGAACAGCTGCCAGCAGCTGCGGCCCGAGCCTCTGCTTCTCCTTCTCCGGCAGGCCGTGACACTTCCACCGGATCCAGCACGCTTGCTTGTCCGCTTCGATCAGCTGTCGCTCCGTCATCGTCAAGCAGGCCAGATTGTGCGAGCCATTCCGCACCGAACCCGTCATAGGCCGCCCCATCGTTTCCGTTCTGTCCAATCACATCGATGCGCGAGATCTTCATGCGCCCGCCTTCTGCTCAGCGCTGCGGCAGTCGATGGTGTTCTGCTGGCCGAATCCTTCTGTCATGTGCGCCTGGGTGTAATGCACCGGGTCACGGTCGCTGTACTTCTCACGCAGCGCTGCGACCTTCTGGTTCAGCTCGGCGTAGAACTCAGGCGAATGCGGCGGGCGGTCATCTCTCCAGTTGCCCTGAATCATCGAGTCACGCAGGACGACCAACGATGTGATGGCCTTGGTGATGTGCGACATGCCCGAATCAGGGTCGATGTCCTGCCCTTCCCACCAGTCCATCAGGTGCCGCATGGTGGCGTCGTAGTAAACCGAGGCACGGACGCCGACGGCGCGGTAGTTGTGCCGGCCGTACTTCAAAGCTCCTTCCAGCATCGCAACGCCGACTTCAGCCATGACTGGAGCGGAGACGGTGGACATTGGCGCTTTCATCACGCCCATCATGTCCTTCGGATTGGTTGGCTTGGTCGCCTGGCCTGCTGCCGCGTCACGGTCAGCGTTCACCAGCGGGTCCAACATTGCGGTTTCGGCGAGGCTCATGCTGCGGCTCCCTTGCGGTGGAATTTGCGGTCGTACCAGCGGTAGAAGTACTGGGCGAAGGTGATGCCCAGCGAGCCGCCCAGGCCGGAGATCAGCAGGAACGGCACCGTATCGATCTGCGAATGGGCGACCGACCAGATGTATGCGAATTGAGCGAGCGTGATCAGCCAGGACACGACGAAGCCTGCCGGGATCTTGTCGTCGCGCAGGAGCTTGCTGTTGAGCCCCAACAGGAAGACCTGGAAGAAGGCAGAGGTGAAGACCATCACGGCCTGTAGTTCTGGAGTCATGCTTGCGGCTTCCTGTCTTGTCTGTTGTTTGCGATCAGGGGGATCTGGCCGGGCTTTAGCGGCCATGGGTGTTCCTTGCGGCAGTCGTGGCAGTACAGGGTCTGCTCAGG